CATATCGTTTTAACTCGTGAATGGATTTGGGTTCAGCACTATCAGCGTAGATCTCTCCTTTGACGTTATTCTGTTTCATAATGGAAGATAGTTCTGAATTTAATAATCCTGTCTGATATACAATCTCGTCCACAATAATATCATCGTTGTATTTGTATAGAGCCACCAAAGCAGCAGGATCATAACTATATCCAAAGTCCAATCCATATCCAAGTAATCTAGCCTCTTCAGGGATCTTATCTATGATCTCATAGTCATTGAAGATTGTCCCCTCCACTTGTCCTATCTCACCATCAAGATATACTCTACACCAGTTGTCCCAATATGTTGATGTAGCCGCTTTGACTCTATTACTCTCCAACATCTTCACAACCTCATCCGGTAAAGCCTGATTGTCTTTATAGTTGAGGACAATGAAATCTGTATTGGGTTGATTTATAACCTCTGTATGGACCCAAAACCTCGCTGATGGATTGTAGTCAAGATATATATCCCCACTTGTACGGATCGCTAATTGTAGGTAAGCGTCGTAGTTGATTGAATTACACTCATTGATGTATAGTATCTGTCTTCTACCCCCACGTAGTTTCTCTTCACTATCAGCGGAGAAAAACTCTATGTAAGACCCATTTGTAAATTCGTATCGTAAGAGTGTTTTATTATAGTTGGAAGGAATATACCTACCTGTCTCCTTCATAATCTTTAAGAAGTCCTTAACACATCCCCTACGGAGATGCGGTATTGATTCTGAAACTATGGAAACCTCAAGACCAGGTTCTTTGATACACTTATCTATCAACAGGATTAGAATACTGATTGTCTTTCCCGCTGATGAACCCCCCTGTATTACCTTAATTCTATTGTTAAGGGATCTGATTTTCTTTAAGGCTGTCGTTTGTTTATAATTCATTCATCATCATCAGGGAGTAATGGTTGTTCCTGTATTGAAATCTCTTGTCTTGTTGGGGCGTCAAATCCACTCATCTTTGAAATAAGTTCTATCGCCTTCATAGCGGTCGCATCTCTTATTCCCTTATTGTTATTTTTTATATCTACCAAATCATTCAGGAGTTCTTCCTTGGTTATATTAAGACGCTGTGCTGTCTTTTCTCCCTCTTGTTGGAGGTATTCTTTTATTCTAACATTTTCCATCAATCTTGGTCCACTAGCTCCCGCTACTTTATCACTGACCTTATAGATAGTTTTGTATGCTTGTGTAGCGTTTAGACCATTGGCTAAATACTCATCACAGAACGCTTTGTGTTTCGCTGATAAACTCATCTTTCATTATTTATTCTTTGTTTAGTCATTTCAATATAGGACTCACTTATATCAATTCCTATGTAATTTAGATTATATTTTTTAGCAATAACCGCCGATGTCCCACTACCATTATAACAATCAAGAACAATTCCATTTTCAGGACAACAACTACTTACAATATTATCCACCAATTCTTCAGGAAAAGGAGCCGGATGTATATTATTTTTTTCCTTGTTAATTCTCCATATATTTTTCTTGTGAATACATTTTGACTTATCAAAATATGGTGTAGCGTCCCAATCTTTTTTAATCCAAAAAATCCACTCGGTTGTTGGTAAAAAATACTTATTGGATAATTTAGGTGTATTCCCCCTATCCCATATTATTACTTGTTTAAGATTATAGTCATATACATAAGACGGATGGATTGTATTATTTTTATGTAGAATATCTATATGATTATAAAAAATTGAACCAGTTGGTTTAATTATTCTTACCATCTCATCTAACACTTCTTTTTGTTGTTTAATGTATTCAGATGGTTCTAAACTATCAGAAAAAACATCATAATGAATCACTCTTTTCCAAGACCCTTGTTCTTTATTTCGTGTCCAATAGTTTTTGTTGTAGGGCGGCGATGTGACGATTAGATCAATTGTATTACTCTCAATCTTTTTTAATTCTTCTAAACAATCTCCTAATCTTAAATCAATCATATTAAATTTATTACTACCAAAGCCCCAATAACGTAACCGATACTTAAGGCTATGGCTTGTTTTATTCTTTCAGTCCAATTTTTAGTTTCAATCATATAACCAATAAATGGTAATCCCAAGAATGGACCTATCGCCGCCATCAATAACATCAACAATGGATTCTTTTCAGCGACACCTGTAATATAAAACGTGGAACATATCTCTATGATCAACGCACTTAATCCTATTATAATATATTTCATTACGATTTAATTTTTTTCTTACGTGAACATTTGGTACAACCTACCTTTTCCGCCTCTACTACATCCACATCTATTTCAGGTGTAACCATCTCAAATAATGGATCTTCGTTTGGTGGAGGTATGTTTGGTATTACCTCTTCAAATATCTCTTGATCAGCCAACCAATTTAGTATCATACCTTGTCCGTGTTTCATTTGAGCGGAACATTTGGTACATACAGTATACTTGGGATCAATCTTCTCTCTAATCACATTCTCCATATCTAAAGCGTGTGATTTGGTCATCCTATTTAATGTAGCTAAATAATTACAATGTTCGTAAAATTCTTTTGTGATCATATTCTCTTTTTAATTAAATATATCACTATTTGATTTGTTGTGAAGGATGTGGGTAGGTAATTAAAAAATCAGATAAACTACTGAACTACCCACAATTATAAACCTTACGAACTATAGAAAAATGGTAGAAAAGAATGGGGGGGTTAGAAAATAAAAAAATACTATAAACAAAGACAATAGCTACCCCCCCATTTAATCCTTATCTCCAATAAATATAGTATTTTATATCTGTTAAATCAAGTTATTCTTCCTTAAAAATAATCTGATCTATCTTTTCAAATCTACCTAATAATTCTTTTGAGTATCCATTCTCCACGAAATCATTTAATACGGTTGTAATTTGTACGATCTCAACCATTGTTAATTCTTTTGATTTGATGTTCATATAGTCAATCAGGAATTTTAGGTTGGATTGTGTCGCTATTTGTTTTGATGTTGATTGTGCCATTTTATAATTCGTTTAATAATTCCCACTCATTTATATCGTTGTAATGTTTCTCTTCATTACAATATGTATTATCATATAATTCATTAAATATTTCAACGGCTAACTCGTCTCTGGTGTTGTTTATCCAAGATGAAAATTCAGGGTCTTTCATCTGTTCCATTAACTGATTATTCATTTCAGCGGCGATGGCGTCTCTAGCGTACTCTATTGAGTTGTAGTGATGTTCCATTTGTTCGGTGATGTTCTTGTTTTTTTGTTCTAACCAAGCAATAAATTCAGGATCTTGGTACTGTTCTTCCATAAAGGAATCTGTTAAATTACACATATTTTCTATTTTTTAATTGTTTATACCACAAATATAATAGATAATATCTTATAAATCAAATCGTTTTTGGAATTTTTTTAATTATTTCGTCTTTTATTTTCTTAATCTCGTGAAATGATAGACAATGTGAGATGTTATTTTCCTTACCAATCTGACGATGTGTCTTACCTTTGAGGAAGTATTCATGCCACAGGTACTCTTGGAAGTAAGTTTTGGGTATTGTTGTATAGATTCTATCTATGATGAGGTATTTTTCTTCTTTGATCTGTTTGACTTCTATGTCGGAGTCATCAATTATTTCAATGTTCTCTATGTATTGGAACTCTTTTATTCTAGTGTTCTTGTGGAACCCACTCGTTGAAGATTTAATTTGGTTCACACACGACCTGATGAAGTAGTACTTAAACCATCCAGCAGCGATCACATCATTAACTTTTTCTTCATTTTCCAAGAACCCAATGGATAGTTCGGAGATTAGTTCAGGTATTAAATGGAAATTTGGTGTGATAATGTTTCTCATTATCTCGTAATAAATACTATTTGGGGTCGCTATCTCCACCAATGTTTTCTTCAACATATAGAGCAATTAAGATTAGAGGGGATATACCTTTGATTTTAGACGCTAATTCAACATCGTTGGGGGTTTCTGTTATTACATTGTAAATAACCTCTAAAATCTGATCTTCCTCTCGGTTTATGATAGACCCGATGGTCTCTTCCAATTGTCGTATTTCTTCTCCAAGTGTCTTTTGGTCATCTTTTGACGCTATTACAGCGCTGATAATAAACTCTAAAATAGTTTTGTTCATCGGATCTTTAATTATAAATACTTTGTTATTTAGGAAAATCCTACTTTTTTCAAAATAAGTTGACTTTTCTAATTTAATTAACTATTTATTAGTATAAACAATTAAAAAAAGATAATATGTTAAGTTACAAAATTACAGAAGGTAGTGAAGAATTAGAGATTTTTCACGATGGATCAGATTCAGTTATTCTTGGAATAGAAAATGGATTGGGTTTTAGTTCAATTAAATTAGATCAAACTAATTTAGATCATTTAATTGGTATATTAATAAATCTTAAACATAACCATTATGAAAAATAGTGGTAGAATAATTAGAAGTAATAAGACCGGTAAGAGTAGATATACCCCCATCTCAAATGAAATACTTCAATCCAAAATATTAACACCGGAACAGAAATCAATTTTAGTTCATCTATTATCCTTACCTGAAAATTGGATAGTGTATAAAACAGAGATATGGAAGGATATGAATATTGGTAGAGACCGATTTGATAAACACTGGCGTGTTCTCGTTGGATTAGGGTATATCGTTTCAATCAAAGTTATTGATGAGAATACTAACCTCATCAGAGGGTATAACCACATCATTTATGAAGAACCAATCATTTCGGGTTTACTGACCACCGGGTTTACTGAAACTCAGGGTTCCCGAAATTCAGGGTGTATACAAAGTAATAAGTTACAAAGTAATAATTTACAAAGTAATAAATTAGAAAATAATAATACTAGTATACTAGAACATCCTTATACTGGGGCTAAATTTGATGAAGATGATATTAAATCAATTATGTCTTTGAATCAATGTAATAGAGAAGAAGCGATTAACTACTTAAATAAATTAAAATAATAATATGGAAAAGAGAGATAGGGACACACAATGGAGAAGAAACAATCCACAGAGAGTTAAAGAATTAAATGATTTTCACAACAATAAAAGAAAATTGACTAGAGATCTTCAACGTCTCGAAGAAATGAGAGTAGATGAAATAGAATGGTTTGATCTCAAAGGATTTGAAGGAAGGTATTTAATTAACAAAGAAGGGGAAATTAGAAACTCTAAAACCTACAGAAAAAAAATAACAAGAACTGATCGTAGAGGATATGTAGTTATGACCATAGATCAATCCACATATTTACACCACAGGCTAATAGCCTTAACTTTTATATGGAATGATGATCCTGAAAATAAAAGGGAAATCAATCACATCAATGGAATTAAAACTGATAATCGTATTGAGAACCTAGAATGGTGTACGAGAAGTTTCAATATGAAACACGCTTTCAGTAATGGATTATGGAAATCTAATTTGATTGAGTGGCATAAAAAAAGAAAAGAAAAGAATGAAGAGTTACAATCAGATAGACAAACAGATCAGGGGTCTAGTGAGGGGAATAAGACAATGTAATTATATCCCCAACATTGAAAAGGAAGAGATAGTTCAAAACTCTTGGGTAAAGGTAATTCAAAAGATGAATGAAGGTATATTGGAGGATGACTACGATAAAATAAAAGGATATGTATTTTTAATCGTTAGGAACTTCTGTAACGCTTATCATATAGCAAAAAATAGAATGTATTACACAGATGAGTTGAGAGAGGGTTTTGAGTCCCCAAACATAGTAGATGATATGGATAGGGATAAACTTCATCAGATCTTATTAAAACACATTCAGGATAAGAAATTCAACGACAGAGAACGAATGTTATTAGAATCAATGTTGAATAACGATACGGAAGAAGAAATTAAGGAGAAACTTCAATTAAAAGTTGGGGAGATGGCTCCAACCAAAGTTAGAATGATCGCTAAATTAAATACATCAATAAATAGAGAGTTCAAATATGTCTTGAAAAGAAGGAACGATGAGGATTTCAAAATGAAATTTTATAGTAGAGTTGAAATATATGATTATTTTGGGGGTAAATTCTCCCGTAGTTACGTAATGAACTCAATCAGAAAAGACATAGACATCGGAGATTACTACATAATAAAAAACCCTCACAATTCGTAAGGGTTTTTTTTTACTTTCTTGGTGGTGGATTGTTCGTTCCATTAGCGAATGGAACCATACCTCCAACTTGAACGTTTCTTGGTTGCTCGTTGAATGGGGCTTTGACCAAATTCTTTGACTCTGTATCATATTTGTATTTAACCCATATATGCTTGCAGTTACTACCCCCACGATATTCAAATACAGAATATGTATCTGACCCACCTTTACCTAAACCAGGGTTAGAAGAATTTAACCTAACAATATCTTCATACCTCATCAATGCTGCGTTTGTTCTACTCACAGTCATCTTACAAAATCTCCTTGTATTAGGACCTACATAACTTGGTCCATATTCCATTGAGATATATCTATACAAATTTATTACACGGAACTTCTGTTGTTCAGCGAATTGAGTTGTTGCGGAAGGAATACCCTTATCGTCATCGTTCAAATCCCAAATATAATCAAGATTATCTAAATCAGATATGGTTACACCCAATCCATCAATGGTAAGTCCAAGATTATTTAATACCTCAAAGTAATCATCTTCATTTACAAGATCTTGGAAGTATTGGTATTTGTAGTCATCAGAGAGTTTAGGATGGTTCAATACCTCATCCATACTCCAATCGTTCGTTATATCACACATATTGTATCTTAAATTAAATTTTAACAGTTTCCATCCCAACAAGGACCGAAACCACAAGGGTAAATATTTCCATATGGTTCGTACCAGTTCATTATATTACCACCTCTTACACCACCACGAGGCATATACACACCTGTAAAATATGATTGTGCTGTCTTTGGTAAGTTGTCTAGAGCATCAGGATTTGAATACCATATGAACATCGCCGGATGATCCAATAGATATTTAACCATTCTTCTCTTATAAAATTGTGCCATATCCAATATTGATGATCTCAAATACTTAATCTCATCCAAATCGGCTGGTGTTGAAAACTCACTTGACTCTTTTGAGATGGCTTTATTTGTTGATTTCCAATTTAAGAATGGGAACATCAAGTAAAATGCGTATTGAGCCACCAATGGTTGTACATAGTTTCTCATAAACGCTTGTTCATCAGGTGTTAGAGTGTTATTTTGAACCGCTGTATTCAACGCATTCATCCCTGTCTCCCCAATCCCTTCTTGAACTATCGTTTGTTGAGCCTGTACAATATATGGAAGTATTTTGTCGTCGTCCACATTATCCTCAATTGGGGTATTCTGACGAAGATATGTCGTTGATATGAAATAAACTATCGGTGTGTAAGACATTAGATTATATTATTAGTTGTGTTTATTGTTTCAGTTGGTTCAGTTGGCTGTGGTTCCCCCAACATTCTTCTTGCTACGTTAGGTGGAATACCATAGATCAACTCTAATATCGCTGATCCACTATCAATTGTGGTAATACCTTGAGACACTGAAGTTTGAATTGATAAGATTCCTTGTACCCCACCGACAGATCCTTTAAGTTCTGCTTGTGCTTTCTCTTGTACGTTTAAGTCCTCTGCTGCTGGTATAGATCCCTCGTCAGTCAATAATCCTGTCTCATCCACATCAGAGTATTGTTTCAATCTTAATTCTTCTGTAAATCCAATATCTTTCAATACGGTATTAAATGCGTATTCCAATTGTTCTTGACGTTGAGTAGTATAATATACCTGTAATTCAGCCATCATTTCTTTACGTTCTGCTGATGATCCCAATTTACCGGGTTCAGTGCTGATCAAACTGATCGGGAACTCGTGAGCCATTGTGATTTGTTCTACAACTTGACTCTGTAACATCAAAAATCTTTCATCCGAATTATTCAATTGGATTGGAATTAACTCTGGTTTTGATTCTCCACCATCTGAATAGGTAATTAGTATCTTACCCGCTCCATCTGCTCCTTTATAATTTCTTTGGAACTCACGGAAGAACATATTTTGTTCATCTTGAGTTGGAATACCT